TCTATGTCTCCAAAAATTCTCAGTTTTGTTCTAGAGATATTTATTAAAATATAACTTTAGAAGGGGTTCCTACCTATAATCCCACATGTAAGACATATCACCATACTCATCGGTATACCATCTGTCTCCAGTAGAGTCTACAAAACTCTCTTCATCCAATCCATTCTCAATAAAACCAAATGGAGCCATATCTTGTTCTATTTGGTTTTTTTGCTCTTCATATAATCTCTTCCGAACATCCTGATCAGTAATCTCTTTAAAATAATCTTGTTCTACTAACCATGCATATATGACAAGACACATTGCTAGGTCATCATTACACCCATCTTCTGCCTCAAATGAGTTTCTTTTCTCAATAAAAGTAGTTAGTTCACTAATGATCTCATAATCTTTAAATATAATCTTATCAGATTCTATTAAAGTCTTTAAGTTTAAACACCCAACCTTTTTAACCGTCTTGGACATCTTAACTCCAAGTTGAGTCTTCTTACCAGAGAATCCCTGACCTACAACTTGACCTGCTCTACCTCTCATAGAACACATAAGAACATTCTCATATTCCAAATCGTAATTAAGAATAGAAGCAACTTGATCTCCTACATCATTAACCTCACACAAGATATATGCCATATTATAATTTCTAGCAATATCGTGGATTATTGAGGGGAACAGCATAGGTTTAATTTCATTATTCCTATACTTTGCCACCAATTGATGTGGGAAGGTTGTTATATCAACAACAGTAAATGCAGAGTAATCATTACCTACACCACGAGCAACATCAACAGTAATAACATAATTATGATCTGGTTTAACATCCTCATATACATCCAATCCTTTACTACTTATCTTAGGTGCTTCATAAACCAAATTCCTTAATTTATTAGGACTAATCAAAGTATCAACAGATCCTAAGAATTCGCATTCAAACTCAACACGGAATTGTTGTTCCGAAGTGTTTGCAATAGTTTGTTCCTTCCAAACCTCGTCTCGACCTGGAACATCCCACCAATTAACCTCTGTAGGAATATATTCGTTCTTCTCTCGTTCAGCATCATGCCAAAGTTTATAGAAGTGATTCATCCCGTGAGGGGTAGAAACAATTATAACTTTGGTTTTTTGACCAGATGAAATAGTAGGATAAACCGAACTAAAGAACTGATCTGCTAAATGGTTTGCAACGAACGCAAACTCGTCTAGGAATATAATGTTGTAAGATCCACCACGAACCGCAGAAGCAGATGTAGATGCAGCAATAATTTTGGAACCATTCTCTAATTCAAGAGATGCTTTGTTCCAAGTTAAAACTCCCTGTTGCAACCACCTAGGCAAGTTTTCGTATGCAGTTTGAAGTCTATCTAATAAATCTTTTGCAGTTGATGCTTTGTTAGCAAGAATTGCTATATTAATATTATCATTAAAAATTGCATAATGAAGTAGATATGATACTACGATTGTAGACTTACCAGACTGTCTAGGTAACTTACAAATATTAAATCTATGATTATGAAATCTATCCAGCATCGTCTCCTGGAAAGAATATGGTTTAAACGGTTGTAAACCATAGTCCAAAGTAACAATGTTTATATACTTCTTCGCAAAATATATCGGGTCATCTATACATTTAGAAAATTCAAGGACATGCTCCTCAGTAAATTCTTGAGCAGTATTGGCCTTTTTTAATAAGGGATTACCAAGATAATGATCAACAGCCATCTAATTAGTTTGAAAATCCTACGGCAGCACCTAAAACAGTAGCGTCTGCTGCAAATAATGCCTCAGTTGATTTCTTCCCAACAATTTCAGTTGTATTACCTAACATTGTAAAGGTTCCAATTGTTGTAGATCCTCCAACAGAATCAATAACAGTTATTAGTCTAGCAGTCGCAGTAGTATTGACAAGACGAACTGCTGAAGCACCACCAAAGAGAGATGCACCTGATGCATCAGTGCCACATGCTGCTTGAGTTCCTTTAATTAAAGTGATCATGATTTTTTAGTGTCCCGTAGTTGTATTTATTAAGCACTGTCTTGTGCTTTCTTCTCATCATCACGAACTTTTTTAGTATCCTTTAAGAATTTTTCAAGATTCTTTTGTGACCTCTCATCACTTGCCTTCAACCTTTCAAGGTTTGCTCTCATAGCATCAGCAATCTTACCTTCATCCATAAAACCTTTTAAAGACTTATTCTCATACTGAGGATGTCCTTTAATCTTGTCGTATCCACCATGCTTTTTAGCAAGAGCAGCCTTCTTCTTCTCATAATCAGGAGATTTTGTATTGTCATACTTTGCCTTTGCTTCCTTCACTTCCTCATGATCATAAGAAGCATTGACTACACGCACCTTACCATCACCATCAGTATCATACTTTCTAAGTTGTGATGCTGTTATATTTTTCCTTGCACTAACAGAACCTTTCCTTTCCTTTGCTTTTTGCTTCTCACTCTTTTCTTTTTTATGGTGATCACCACCACATTTTATACATGGAACTTTACCGCAATTACATTTACAGTTAGATTCTTCAATCTCTAATTCTTCTTTAGTTACCTTAATGATTGGATTACTGTCATTATCCCACTGGGCTTCTTGACTTGCAAGTTCATACTTATCAAACCACTGAACTCTTCCACCAGGATATACTTTAACAATCTCATCCTGAACATCAGACCTAGTTGGCATTTTTGCCTGAGGGAAGAACATTTTGAGGTTATACATTTTACCTCTCCAGTTCACACCAACCATAACGATGTTACCGAATTCTGATGGTAGCCTTACTGCTTCATCAACTGTCATTTGGAGTTCCTCCTTCTTAGTTTTCTTCTCAGGTAAACCTTTGTGCTTTGTAGATGCAAAATCTTTTACATCTTTAGTCTTCATACTACCAGCAGCTTTTGCAACCTCTGGTGTAGATGCTTCACCAGTTCTTTTCGCATGAAGAACTGCACCCATAAACCTTTGCTGTTTTTTAGAGACTGCTTCTTCTGATTGAGTAGCAGCAGCAACTTTTCTATCTATCTCTCTAGATAAATTTTCTCTGTCTTTTGCTTTTTGTTTTGCCTTTGCAACTGCTTGAGCACGTCTAGCAAATGTTTGACGAACAGAATCTTGTGACTTTTGAGCAGATGCAACTGTCTGGGCAGACTGTTGCTTTTGTTTTTGAACGTTTGCTCTTCTTTTATCATCAAGATTTTCATTTACATCTACATTACCTTTGGTATTTGTAGACTTATGAATAGTGTTATGTCTGTGATCTCTTGCTGATTTAGTTGCTTTGAGTTCCTTTTTTGCCTGAGCATAAGAATCCTCTTCATTAACCCATTGATCAGCAGCCTTCATTTTAGGCATAACATCTTCAGGTCTAATAAGATCAATAATTTCAGCAAACTTCTTACCATCAGCGGTATGAAGTACTACGTTCTCACCCATTCCACCTGGATCAATTGCTTGATCTCCACCATCCTCTTGATCATCATTATCATCATTATCTGGTACAAGACGACCTTTAGAATTCATATGTGATCCTTTAGGAATCTTCTTGCATTTTTTATCAGTATAACAATAATATTCACCCTTCCCACATGTTTTATTCATGTGAGCTTCTTCAATTTCAGTAATGATTAAGTCTACTATTCTCAACCCTTCAATCTGTGGATTTGGTGGAAGTTCGATTTTAGACTTCAATTTACGCTTTGCTACAGCAACTTCATTAGGATTTGACGATTTGGTCATATTCCTAATCTTAGCCTGTTTAGAGGCATCTTTATGAGATTTTTTATCAATAGCAAAACTCGTCATTTTAAACGCAGTTTTTTTCTATTTATCTTCTTTCTCAGTTCTATTCTTCTTTAATAATTTAGATAGTTCTGCTGTAGAACCAAAAAACATTGCATTAGTGACGTTAGTTGGTCCTTTTGTATTGTCTTCTTCTACTTCTTTAATCTTCTTTTGTAGATCCATTAATTTATCTGTGGTATCCGAAACAGATTTAATAAGTTGACCAACAACCTCAAATGCTCTTGCATTACCTTGATCTACAGCAATCTCTAACGCACTATCAAGTGCTTCTTGTCCCTTCTCTATAATACTGTAAAGATTACCACGAGTATACTCATAATCTTTATCAATATCAATCTCTTTTGACTTAGAAACTTTATCAGGTTTCTTAGGTTTTACTACTTCAGATTCTACTGGGGTAATATCAAAAGTATCATTTAGATCTTCAAATTTGTCTTTCATGACTATCCACTAAAACCAAAATCATCACCTGCTTCTATAAGTGCATTATCAGCAGATGTTATTCCTTTAACATCACTACCACGAACATGTTCAATAGCAGTTGTATTATAAGAAGCACGTTTTACATTCAACTTATTATCTGTAATAGATTCAATGTACATCGTCTCATTATTGATATCAATGAAGGTATTTGCTTCTAATCCTGCAGGATCATCTACTGGTATAACAGTAGCACCTGCAAGAACATCTTCTGCTAGATTAGCAATAACATCTCCAGTATAATTCTTCGTAGCAACTGGTGTAGCATATGTAATCTGACGACCAGAACCATATGCTGCACTTCTTTCTCCAGGTGTAATACCAACAGATACCTTCTTGATAAGATCTTTTGGAGCAACTGGAACTGGACCGAATAGGTATGTCTTAGCAACAAAGTTTAATGTATAAAGCAAAACTCTTCTTTGTGTATAATCACCTTCATAGTTGTCTTCAAAAGAAACATTCTCTAAAGTAATTGGTATATCTTTCTTCTCTCCAATACTCTCTACTAAGTCAATAGTAACTGTATAATTTGGTTGGAAATATGGAAGTATCTGTTCAACGATCTGTAAAGCATCATCATTTAGAAGGGTCATTATATTTAATTCAAATGCCATATTATAGGGAACTGGCATGTAAACCTTACGAACATCCTTCTTATCAGTTTTAATAGCAGTAGTAAATGTTTGAGTCGCACCTAATTTTCTACTAGTATCATATTCAATACCAGTAAACTCAAATGACATTCTAGGCAAACTCATAGATACTGGTTTATTCAGTTCTGGTTGTTGCTCTATTCTTGCTAAAAACTTTTGAGTTGGTCCGTATGCCAACGGAACTTTAATAATAGCAGATGGGTCATCAAGAGCAGCACCATCTCTATGGATAGTGATCCCATTGAACAAAGTTCCAAATGCGATTACAGTCTTTCTAAAAATTTGATGGTAAAAATGATCAAACATAATTATACATTTCCAAATGGGTTACTTTCACTAAAGTCTAAAATATTGTCTGCTTCAGACTCTATTGTAGTGTTCTGGGCAAATCCAGAATCTGGATTGTCGTCACTATTTAGATCACTTATAGCAAACTTTGTTCCAGTCTCTTGTCCAACAACGTATTCGCCTTTTACAAAGGTTCCAACAATTTGACCTACTCGCAACTCCCTAGTTACAGCATTCCATGTTTTAACATTTGCAGTTGCACTACTTGCCGTACCAACTATATCCTCTCCTCTATTAAATGAACCAGTTCCTCCAGTTTGTACTGGTGGTGCAATTAATATCTCTGG